GCATTGACAGACCGATTTCCTTGTCGCTTGCACGACCTGCAAAGTGAACACCCTCTGGCAACTCAAGGTCGGCTACTGCGAGAGTAAACGCATTGCGGTGCATGATGATGTTTTGTGGGGAAACTGTGCCAGAGCTGTTGAAGAAGCTAACAGCAGCAGTTGCATTGGTTGTAGGGATAGATACGTTCTGGAACTGACCAGCAGTAATAACCGCAGGAGATACGTTAACTTGGATTGTGCCACCAGAGCCTGAAACGGCTTGGTTTACAACAAAGTTACGCAACTTGTTAGAACCGTAAGCTTGACGGTTCTGTGGGTTAACTGCATAAACGCCAGCGATTGTGAATGTATCGCCTTGGTTTAATGAAACACCGTTAGTCAATGTCAAAGTGATTGTGCTAGAAGCAGCCCAACCGCTTGTCAAGAAACCAGCAGCAGTAGTAGTAGCAACAGTAGCTGTGCCTGCAAAAGAACCGAATGTGTGTGCTACCACGTTCTGATCCATCTTCCAGTTCATACCAGCAGAGTCACGACCCATCAAACCTTTACGATACTGTTCGCCAATAGCTTCTTGTGGAACGAACAAACCTTTCAAGCTGTCAACGATAGTTGCAGATGTGAATGGCTCAACGATACAGCTTCTACGGCCATCACGAGGTGCGCCTTCAGAGTCAAGGTAAGCAGCAGCAGTCAAATAGGTGATCAAACCTGTTGGTGGAGTGCCAGCAGTTCCTACGATGTTTGCTGTGTTGTTAGCAGCTTGCAATGTGCCATCACGGTCAATTTTGTTGGCGATAGCAGCAACAGCAGGCTTCAATACTCTGTCCGAGAACATATCAAGGCTTAACGCCAAGTCTTGTGTTGTGAATTGTGTCATTCTGTTACCCCTACGGTGTTCTGTAGTGGAGCTTCCGCTTCAGGTCGCTCTCATCGGTTTCTTGTTAAGTTATACCAATGTTCAGACTATCGCATCCCATTTCAGGGTTTCTTCACTTAGTCGTTCACGCTGCACAGTTGCCTTGCTTGCGCCCTGTCGCCCACTTCTGGGCTTCCAAGTCAATCAGAAGAAATTTTGCCAATATCCTTAGTGGATATATGTGGACATACGTTTATCCACATGGAACTGGGTTGATAGGGTTACAGGAACTGAAGTTTCGTTGAAATCTTCTACGTTCAATGCTGGGCCAGTTGTTCCAATGAAACGACCTGGTTTACGAACGTTAACTGTGTTACCAATCTTACCGCCAACTACGGCAAATTGATCGTCATAGTTACGATCTACTTCAGATGTAAATGTTAATTCGTTTTCCAAGACCATCAATGCTTCGTTAGTGATCTTGGAAATGGTTAGCAAATTATTTGCCATGATTATTTCCTTTATGTATATTTAAATGGGTATTTCAGCGAATCCTTTTAGCTTGTCTTGCAGCTTTCCATTGAGCGTATGTGCCGTGAAATTGACCATTTGTGTCAACTAACACGTCAGACGTTCCTTTTCCTGCTGTAAGGGGCTTAATCGGTGCTGGAGCTTTACTACGAGCAACAGGTTCGCTTTTGACTTCAACAGGAGCTTCTTTACGCTCAAACTGAACTTCCAATTTCCCTAATTCTTTGAGTGCTTTATTAGTAGGCATTGCTGCCAATTTCTGAGCATAATCGTCATCTGATGCCAGGTGATATAGGATTTGTGGGCCTACATCTGATTCTAGTATTGCATCACGCACTTCATCACGCACTTGCACTTGGCTAGAAGCTACCATATCGTCAAAATCAGGCAATTCAGCTTTAGCAGCTTCGAGCTTTTGAGTCCACGACTTAATTACTTCGTTTCTCTGTTCTTCGATTTTGCGTTGCTGTTCTGCTTTATCACGCTCAACTAATGCCTTTTCTGCGCTCCATTCAGCTAATGCTTCTGCATATTCAAACGCATCTTGGAATTGAGAAGCTTGTGGCTTTTCACCTAGGATGTCTTGTTCTGGTTGGGGAGCAGGGGCTTGTCTGCCTTCAAGTTCTTGTAAACGTGCTTCTAATGCTTGCTTTTCTGCCTCAGCTTGTTTGGCTCGTTTAGTAAGCTCAGAAAAACGCTTTTCAAGTTTGGGATTTTGTTTAGGCTTGTCTGTTACTTCCGCTTCTTCTTCTGCCTCTGGTTCACTCTCAGCTTGAGCTTCAACTGCTGGCTCTGTGTCAGGAGTTTCCTCAACTGGCGCAGCCTCAACAGGAGCTTCATCACTAGCTAAACCTAATTTTTCAGCATGGAAATCAGCTAAATTTTCACTTGTTACTACATTTGATGCTGTTCTTACTACTTCTGCTTCTGACATGAGATTCCCTCAAGAATTAACCCTGTGAACCCACAGGTAGGTAATGCAAATTCATTTATAACATTAATGTTGCTTATTTACAACACTAAATAGCTCGCTCAACAGCCTCTGCTTCTGCTTCTTTTTCAGCAGTTTTATTCATTTGTGCCAAAACCAAAGCTAATTGAGCTTTTAAATGCTCAATTTCAAGCTGAGTTTGAGTTTTAATTACTGTGTCGTGAGCTTGTGTATCTGTGCGTGTCATTACATCTTCACGCTTGACTTTCAAACGCATCATTTCACGCTCTGTTTCAGCTTGTTGAACTTGTTGCTGAACAGTTGCACGATATTTCTTATCCATTTCTTCAGCTTGAATCTGCTGTTGTAACTGCTGAATTTGCTGTTTAGCGTTAGCCAACTGCATCTGAACTTGTGGTGGGATTGGTGACTTATCGTCAATTTGCGCCATAGGATTGACAGCAGCAAGACGATCAGCAATGACTTCTGCTCCAGGGAAATCCATATTTCTAAAAATCAAATCGCCTGCTTGTTGCATTAAGTTAGGATCAACTGACAACATCTGAACCATTGAATCGACTGCTTCTTGACGTTTAGAGTTGTAGCCAGGGCCTGTTTCCATCACTACGTCATATTCACCAACAGTAACGTCATTTAAGACTTTAGACACGCCATTTTCATCTTGACCTTGCTGATTGATAGTAACCATCTCAGGCTTGCCGTCATCGCCAATGATCCGCATGACACGCTCTCTGTCATAAATCTTAGGGATCAAATCAAGAATGATGCGACCTGTATGACGAATAGAACGAGTTAAGTTGTCGTAATAGTGGAAATTGGTCATATCCACTTGCATTTGCTGACCTTGCAATGCTTTGCCTGACATATTGCCTTGTGGCAACTGGCTTGGGTCAAAAATACCTACTACAGCTTGTAAATCGCCATTTAAGCCTTGCAATGCAGTTACGATGCCTGCTGGTGGTGGCTCTGGCTGTAAGCGTGTAGGAGCAGGGGCCATTCTGCCCTCAATGTCTGTCTGTTTGTAACGCAATACAGGCATAGCTTTGATGTTAGCCATTGCCCATTCGTTTTCATGACCTTCGTCTTGACCTTCAGCCAAGAGCCATTTAGCTTTAGGCGCAAGAGCAACAGACTCAGTAAGAGCTGTTGACCAGTAGTTATACATACGCTGTGGGTCTTTAGCCATACGCACTAGACCAAATTTCTTGTGCTTATCGTCAACTCTGACTTCTTGACCGTAAACTGGCACGATAGGGATGTATTTGCCAGCCCATTCGCCTTCTTCAAGGATTTGCATCGCTGTTAGCTTGCACCATTTAATCTTTTTGCGCCAAGTTTCACGCTTATCTACGACAGTAATGCCAGCAGCTTCTAATACTTCTTTTTTAGGGATTTCATCGCTAAATCCTGTTGTGCCGTCTGAGAGCTGTAACAGCATCTCTTTTGTGCGTTCAGTATAGAAATACTCAGCTATGCGTATATCTTCTTTCGTAACCCATTCCGACTCCGTATCTCCCGTTCCTCGACTGGAAAATCCTTGCTCAGATTCTGCATCTGGATACATTGTCTTGAACACAGCTTTACTGACAACGGTTGTAACCAAGCATTTCTCAGCATCAGAGCCATCGGGCTGAACGCTATTAGGGTCAAAATACACAGTAAAAGGGTTCTCAATACGCTTAATGTAGATTTCTTGGTCAAAGCTGTCATCCCTTACATAGTCTGTAGTAACACGCCAGTATCCCCATCCCATCTTCACGCAATACTCAAAAGCATGATCATAAGCCTGGTCAGCATCAGATTGATTCTCAATGTGACGAGTAATGCCTGTAATGATCTCAGCTACTTTCGCATCTGATTCATTGTTCATTCCATGCACTTTAATGCGTGGGCGTTGCTGGCGTTGCTGATTGCAGATTTGACGAATATAAGCATCTAGCTTATTGATTGTCAGGCATGGGCGAGCTTCTAATACACGGCTATTTTGCACATCTACAGGCCATTGATCGCCTGCTGCAAAGCGCACATCGTCAAGAGCTTCAGCACGATTGTTGCTGTCAGAGTCATTACACAGTCGTAAAAACTGCTTGGCTTCTTCTATTCTGCCATCTGATTGTTCGTCTGCAACTCTATCGTATGCCATAAGATTCCTTATTCTTTGCCCGATTTTAAGACATTTGTTGTGTTTTTACTACACATTTTAGCCCATCCATGAGCTAGGTAGTTGGTAAGTTTTTTGTTGTTTCGGTGCTTTTCTAGGCTCGTTCACCATCAAGCCAATGTAACGGAAAGCATCTGCACCGTGGCTGTAGTTGTCATGCAATGGTTTTTGGCTGAACTGTTTAGTGTCAGGATCAACGTCATAGCGATAGTGACGTAAGCATTGCAGACCATCGTGGGTGTTATTGCGATCAAACCAGCACTTATTGAACATCATTCGTGCAGCGTTGATTGAGTCTGCTATCGGGGTTCTTTCAATGACTCTAGTATTGTATCCCGCAGCTCTAACGATTTCTTCGATGCTTCTACCGTTACTAGATAGAGTTTTATTCCCTGCATCATGAGGTAGCCACAAAGTGTCGATAACGTATCCATAGGACTGTATTTTAGCAAGATAATGAGCGATTGTCTGCTGAGTGTTTTCGTAATAGCGTATTAATCTGACTTCCTGGCTAATAAACTGAACAAACCAAATAGCAGTAGCATCTGCCCAGCCCAAATCAAATACAGCGTGAACAGGCTTAATTGGATCGTATGGGACATTTGTTAACCTTCCGTCAAGTTCTGCCATTGTCATTTCTTTAGCAAAGATAGCACCATCTACTGTCTGACGGCATAAACCTTCCCAGACTGTGTTGTAAGCTTGCCTATCTCTACTAAAAAGAGCATCTTTTTCAAGTCTTAAAACATCAGGAAACCAAGGATTGTCTTGCCAGTTAACTTTGACTGTTTTGCAGTTATCAGGTGGATTTAATACATATCGCTGATATACAGGGTC